CAAATTGAACACATTAAACGACAACTTATTTCTTGAATCTGAAGATAAGATTATTAAAATAGACGTTTTAACAAATGAAAACGCTGATATTAAAAAGCAAATAAAAATAAATAATAATATAATTAATAAAATATTAAATATTATTGAATAAACAAGAAGCTAACACTTATATCATCACAACAAATTAACCAGTTAAATTCAACAAATATGAAACATATTTTAATCACATTAATGCTATTAATAACATTTAGTAGCTATTCACAAGAACCACAAGATAATTCAGTTTTAATTTACAGAGCGGAAAATATGTCTTTGAGGTCACTTGTTGACGGAGAATGGGAAGATTGGTCAGAAATTGAACCAATAAATGTATTGATTACTATAGATTATGAAAACCAGGTAATAAAATATTATAATGCGGGAGAGAGTATATTCTATATAACTATATCTGGTAAGATTCCTGGCTCAGAAATATATAGCTTTATCTGTGTAGATAAAGACGGAATTGAGTGTTCAATATTAATTGCCAAGAAGAAACGGCTAGACGGAACCATGGGGCTAATAATGATAACTCAGTATAAAAAGATAGAGTTAGCTTATTACTTAAAGGGTAATATATAAGATGTCTAGAGTTTTTATAACCGCAGACCCTCATTTTGGACACGTTTCGATGGCAAAACATCGAGGTTTCCAAGATGAGTTCTACCATGATGAACACATTATAGATATGTGGAATAGAGTGGTAAGAAAGAAAGATAAAGTCTTTATATTGGGAGACATAACGATGGAAACTGCCAAATGGTACTTCAACCTAGACCGAATGAACGGTCACAAGGTAGTTGTATTAGGCAACCACGATATGCCTAGAGATGTGCCAGAGCTCTTAAAATACGTAGATAGCGTAGCTGGAGCAATTAAGTATAAGGGGTATATGTTAACACATATTCCAATGGCTTACGAAGAATTACATTTCTACAGAGGAAACATCTTTGGCCACATTCATGAAAATACTCATGTCGCGAATAGCAGCAAGAGATTTTGCGTATCAGTGGATAGGACAAATTGGACTCCAATGCCCTTTACGGAGATAGTGGAGCAAATGGATAAATATAAAATTATAAAGTAATGAAAGAAGAAATAATAACATATGAAACGGCTAAGCCTTCATTATAATATCAACAATTTAAATAACATTAACAACTATTAACCACATAAACAAATTAATTATGAAAAACGGAATGAAAACAAAAGCCTCTTTAGGCAAAACCTCAACATTTTTAATGGGGCTAAAAAAAAAGAATATTGGCTTATCACAAACACGACGCATTAAACGCATGCATACGGATATGCCGAGCTCATCTAAAATAGGCGCTGGAGGAATAACTGCTATTAGAAAGTTTGGAATGGGAAGTTTCAGACATCGCAAAAACCATCGTGATAATTCAATTATTGGAGCGATAGCATAATTATTATTAACCACATTAACCATATAAATAATGACGCATATTAAAAAGAGTAGTAAATTAAAATTAACATTTATAACAATAGTTATATTGATGTTAACAATACTGTATATTGGAATAAATATAACAGATCCCCCATTAGATATAAACGTAGCTTCAGTTATCAATACGGCAATAGGCCTAGTATTAATATTAGTAATATTCTTATTAGCTTCATTTGAAACAAAAGAGCGGCCTGAGACTAAACACTATAAGAAGAAATAATGTCTTGGAAACGTAAGATATTCACAGAAAGAGATGCTGTAAAGTACTTTCTAATAGGAGTAATTATCACAATGATATCATTATCATTATTTATTAAATTAATAACATAACCAAAACAAATACATTATGAGACTAGCAGATTTTTACATTGATTTTAAACATTCGCCAGAAGGAACAGAATGCCAAGTTAAAACACTTGATGAAACTCAAATAAGCCACAGCTTAGCAAAGAAGCATCCAAACGATACTTTTAACAAAGCAAAAGGTAGAGTTGTAGCTTTAACAAAGGCTATTAAAGGATTTAGTAGGGAAATAAGAACAGCAATTTGGAAAGATTATAAAAATAGCTGTAACTTAGTAACTCAATAACAAATACGGGAGAGTAGCATATATGATAATGCTTAAGAAGGCTCGTCGAAGAGCCCTTTCTCACTAATATTAACCACAAATAGACACAATGGAAAAACAAAAGAAAAGATTAAGCGGAAGTATCTTTAATAATTATGGAATAGGTGTAATGCTTATAAATAATGTTAAGATATATTATATAAATGTTAGATATACTAAAAATTTAGAATTAGTAGAAAAAGCATTTTATACATCAACATTAAAGTTAGAGAAAACAAACGAAAGGATAACTATAAATATGTTATTCATAAATAAAGATGAGTATATAAAAGCGTGTATAAAATTCTATGACGCAAGTTATTTTATTAAAAAGACCGCATTAGACAATAGTCATCAACTTAAAAAGACTGCCTGTATTAACGATATCGGAACAGGCATGGTTTATTAAACCGATTCTGAAAGCTGACGTTAGCTCAGCAGGGATTATAATTATTAACTAAAAATAAAAATGTATGCAAGAATATATTATAATAACATTAGTAATATTATTATTCGTTATAGCAGTTGTAGCTATAATTTTCTACAGCACTGCAAAGGGCAAGGTAGCTCCACTAAAAACCATGTTAGAAGAAGAACGAAGAACTAATTCGTTCCTTCAAGAAAGACATGATTCATTAGTTAAAGCTTCTGAAGACATTGCAGAAAGATTAATGCTAGAAGAATCTAATAACGAAGAATTGATAAATAAATTCGAAGCTTGCGAAGAGTTTGAGAACAGTTTAAACAAAACTATATCGTCATTTAAAAACGAAATAACTAGATTAAATAGAATCTTAGATAGAGACGCGGTTAAGAGTAGATTACAAATACAGCAATATCAACAAGCCTTAAGGGCAAATAGTATTGCAAATTAATTATTATTGGTTAATAAATTAGGGCGGGAGAAATCTCGCCCTTTAACAAAACAATCATGAAACATATAAGAAACATAACCTTGCTAGGGCATAGATGTGTAATATCGTTTGAAGACCCTAAAAATAGGGTTATAGATACCGATAAAATATCGATAACCATAATAAACGATACGCCAGTAACCTTTAGTGATTTGTCTGAAGGAGATAAGAAGAAAGTATTAAAATTTATAAACAAAACAACAAATGGGACAAAACATTTTTGATAAAGAGACAACTACTATATTAGAAGAAGCTGAGAAACTTCAATTAGCTGAGGAGTTAGCTATAAAAGATATGGAAGACACAGGAGAATTAATTCCAGCCGGAGAAGGAACGTTATTATCGGCGTTTGACTGGAGTACAACTGAAGATCCAGAGGTATGGGATACATTACAGGAAAGATACGAGATATTAACAGCATTAAAATATAACAATTAAATGATAAGTTATGAAATAAAAAAAGGGTGGATTAGGGTTATAAAGGAAATGATTACTGACCCAGGAAAGATTAAACGATCTAATCCAGAGAGCACAGAGCGATATAAAGATACGAAAGGAAATCAATTAGTTTTGGTTCCATATCCAACACTTGTAAAAGTGCCAGTAGAGACTGGATTAAAAGATAATTTCCTTGTAAAAGAAGAAGATATATTAATGAAAATAACACTGGATGAAGATAATTAAAACAGGAGAAGATGCTAGAGCTAGCTTGTTTGAAGGAATAGCTTTAGTAGCTAATTCTGTAAAGACAAGCATGGGGCCTAGAGGAAGAACCACCTTAATAAGAAGGTTGGGGGCAAAAGCAACAATCACTAAGGATGGAGTATCTATTGCTAAAGAAGTAGAATCTGATGATCCAGCAATACAAGCTGGGATAGAAATGATACAAAAGGTAGCTGAAGATGTAGACTTCATTTCCGGAGACGGAACAACGACCGGAGTAGTTATGTCAAGCATAATTGCTGATACAGCATCAATGATACTTACCGATGAAGATAACCCGGTTAAGATTAGTCAAGAGATGATGGAAATAGCAGTAGAAGTCACTAAAGAAATTGACATCGTTAAGCAAACAGTTGAAAATACTGAGGATTTAATAAAAGTAGCAACTATTTCTGCTAATGGAGACCATGAGCTAGGTAATATAATTGGCAAAGCCGTAGCCGAAGTAGGCAAAACCGGGATAGTATTCCCTGAAATTCATAAATCAATAGAAACCAAAGCTGTAAAAGCAGCTGGTTATGAAATGAATAGAGGGTATGTTATAGAACAATTTGTTACGAATAGAAAAACAAAACAAGCTATCCTAGATAATCCAGTAGTATTACTACTTGAGGAACAATTAAAAGAAATAGACCCTCTAGTCGCTTTATTAGAGGAAGTGGTAGCAAAGGATAGAAGTATTCTAATCGTCGCTCAGGAGCTCTCTGGTGAGGCTTTAACAGTATTGTTAGATAATCACATCCAACGTATATTAAAAGTGTGTGTAATACAAACTCAAGGCTTTAATGATACGAAGATGCAATTCCTTGACGATTTAGCTGCTGTAACGGGCTCTAAGGTCATTTCTAAGACCGCTGGTATGAAACTATCAGAAATAGAATTCGATGACTTAGGAAGCGTTAAAAAGGCTATTATCGAGAAGGACAAGACATCTTTAGCGCTATATGAAACGGAAGCGATAGAAACAGCTACTAATTTACGAGTTGCTGAGCTAACAAATAATATAGGTATAGTGACCGAAGACTTCTTGAAAACTCAACTTAGAAAACGGATAGCGCAATTACAAAGCAAATCTATAACCATTTATGTCGGGGGAGAATCTGAAGTATCGAGAGAAGAACGAAGCGCTAGAGTCACTGACTCGATTAACGCCACAATGTCAGCTCTTAAAGATGGCGTAGTTAAAGGCGGAGGAGTAGCTTTATTTGAAATACAAGAATCAATGAAGGCTAAAAAGCTATCTGATTCCAAAGAACTTTCAAAAGCTGAGAGTATAATGTTCTCGGGAATGATTGCCCCAATGGTTCAGATAATAATAAACGCTGGGTTAAACCCAAAAGTTATAATAAATAAACTAATTACTAAAGAAAAAGGGTTAGGCTATAATATTATAACTAATAAATTTGAAGATTTTGAAGCTACTGGAATTTTAGACCCAGCTAAGACAATAAAGGCAACCATAATGTCATCAACGTCAATAATAGGGACTCTATTAACGACAGAAGGGTTAATTGTTGAAAAACAAGATATAAATTTTATGTAATGGAAGTTATATTGTTTTTAATTGCCATTTTAGGATACGTATTAAATTCAAGTAAACGAAATAGAATGTATAGTTACTATTTGTGGATTATCTCTAATGCTGGATGGGCGTCAATTGCCTTTGAAAGCAACCATGATATAATGGCATATATGTTCCTTATATATAATTTATTTTGTATAGTAAATATTATTAAAGAATTTAAAAAAAGAAAAAATAAATATGACTAAAAAAGAAAAAAGGGAGCGGCTAAAAGAATTTAACGACCTCAAGAGTCAGTATCTTGACGATGAGTTTTTAAAAAGTGCATTCCCTAATCCAATTAAAAGAACTCAGTTTATCAGAAAGATAAACAATGCTGTTCATGGAGAAACATACAACGTTATAGGCTACGGCAGTTTAATGAAGCTTACAGACGCAAGAAGAACCTTTGCTGAAATATCTAATTTTAGAAACTGTAAGGTTGAAGGATTCGAAAGAATATTTAACGTAGGGCAACTTATGAGAGGCGCTTATCTTAATGTTCAAAGAAATGAAAATAAAAGCATAACTGCCGCACTGATTACAATATCAGACATAGACTTTTTAAATTTTATATATAGAGAAACCTTATATAATATGGTAAAAGTCAAAGCTGTTGTTTCAGAAGATATAGATACAGAAGTGGATGCTTATATGGTATTAATGGAGAACCCATTAGAACTTAAGGCTAATATTGAGCCAATGCTAACCTATGTTAGTTTATGTATAGCTGGGGCTAATGAATTAATGAGCCCAAATCAGTTTTCTACATTCTTAAACGAGACAATAATTCCTAGCCATTACACTAACACTAGCTATAGTACTACAGCTACTACCCAGTCATTATTTCAATGGATGGAAGAATTTAAATTATTAAATTATTTATCAACACATATTCACACAACACGATGAAAAGACAAATTAAAGTATTGGTCTATGACAAGACCTCGATTAGTGGCAAGGCAATAGCTAGATTTTTAAAGGGTAAGAATCGTGTTTTAAGCAACTCTACAACGTTTAAAACAACAAAACCAACTGTATTAGTTAACTGGGGGTTTAGAGGCTCTTTAGGCTCTAATTTTATCAAGCCTAATATTAAAATATTAAACAAGCCAAGTTCAATTGAATTAGCTTCAAATAAACTAAAGTGTTTAACAAAATTAGAAGACAACGATGTGTTAACATTAGCATTTGCTTCTAACATTAACGATGCAAGAGAACTATTTGAAGATGACAATAAAGTTTATTGTAGGACTAAGCTTAATTCACATAGCGGGAAAGGCATTGTAATAGCTTCTAATGCATCAGAATTAGTTCCTGCAGGATTATATACCCAAGAATTTAAAAATGACATAGAGTATCGCGTACACGTCTTTAAAGACTCTGTTATTGACATCCAACAAAAGAAAAGAATGACTAGTGAGCGATTAGCTGAAAAAGGCATTACGGTTGTTAAGGATAATGTTAGAAATCTTATGAATGGATGGTCTTTTACAAGAGAAGATATTCAGCTTAAAGATACTGCAGGCAATTTTATTACAGAATTAATAACTACTCCAATTGAAGCCTTAAAAGCTTTAGATTTAGATTTTGGAGCTGTTGATTTAGCTTATAATAGCGAAACAAACGAAGTTGTTATTATAGAAGTTAATACAGCTGCTGGTCAAAAAGTTAAAACTACAACAAATTATAACTATGTGAAGGCGATATTAGGTTATGCTGAACATGATATTGATTTAGGACTTTACAATGAACGTTGGGGGTGCGAATTAACACCTATTAACAATCAACTACAAGAATTAAAACAACAAATAAGAAATAATTAATTATGGATATAACAACAAAAGTTAACTCTGTAGTTTTAAAAGAATTAAAGCTTATTCTTTCATTTATTAAAAAGAATTCGATCTTTGATGTTAAAGAACCGCAGATATCTCGCATAAGAAAAGACAACGGAAAATTAGAATATTCTATACCTGAAACTATTCGCAATAACTTTCGTTACTCAAACATAGGGGTGGCTTCAGCAGCACAAGGAATTAAAAATTTAAAGGAAATTCAAATTTTACTTTTACTACAAAGAATGCTATCTAATATAAGTGTATTTTCTATAAGAGGAGAGTTATCTAAATTAATTCATTTTCTTGAAATAATGGAATCTGACAGAAATTACCAGTTCTTTGATGATGAAAGAAATGAAACTGGAGGGAAAACATTAATAAATTTTCTTTTCAGTAAAATACACGAAGAAGCAAACGTTAAAGAAAGCATCTTCCAATGGCATATTTATTTGAATATGTTACGGAACGCTTATATTAACAAATTAGACACAGTTATATCCACTAGAAGCAATAAACTAAAATATGAAATTGGCAGCTCAAATTTTAATGAGTTTAGAAATCATTTAACTATAAAAAAAAAGTTTGTTAACGATAAATCAATAACTGACTTTGATATATTTATAGAAGAGGCTAAAATATTAAATTACATATTTGACAAATCAATACCAAATATCCTAAACAAACTAGCCATAGATAAAACTAAATTGTTAAAGTTAGTTAAATCTAAGGATTTGTTCGAGAAATCAAAAGATAAACCTACTGACGAAGAGATTCTCAGAGCGGTTAGATTTTATCAAGATAATCGAGAACAATCTATTTCAGAATTAATAACTTCAAATAAAAAAATTATAAATGAGTTATTAAATGAAGACAAAAACGGAGACCAATTTAATGATGCTAGTGGAGATGGTGAGCCACCATCTGGAATCTACGGTTCAGCTATCAAGGAAATCGAAGATGAAATTAAAAGAGGTTATAAAGAACGCAGAAAGGAAGCAGGACTATTTGAAACTAACGGAAGCTTTTCATCAGGAACTTTTACAAATGAAAATGATAATAACGCTATTAAAAACAGAGGCTTTATTGATACAGGAAGAGATGATTTCGCAAAAAAATACCACAATGTTAGCGACGGGGTCTCGACCAAAGACTACCCAGGCCCACCAGTCTATAGCGATAAAAGAACAATGGATAAATGGGCTAAAGTCTTTAATCAAAAAATTCCCAACAAAAACCCCGAATGGTAGAGTGTTATCGCCATCTTCTTTAAACACTATTAAAGGAGATAAAGTAGCATTAAAATGCAAATCATTATTCAACAACGACCCAATAAAACTAGAGTCTGCTATTAAGGCTTTAGAAAGGGAAGTTGCTTATAGGGCCGCAAGAGGCGAATTAGAATATATGTCTGGCATAGACCCATGGCTTAATCAAGGAATGTTTGAAAACGAATATGATACGATTGTTAATAATGATTTGTTTGGAGTTGGGAGGAGTGTTTAATGGGGTTGTTTAAAGATTCTGTAGATAGAATTAAAAAGAATAAGTTAAACGCCGATAATGGACGACCGAATAGTATTCCTTTCCCATTTGAAAGGTTTAATAAATACGTGCCTGGAATAATAAAAGGGCATGGTGTAATTGTGACAGCTGGGTCAGGAGTCGGTAAAACTCAACTTGCAAAGTTCCTATATGTTTATAGTGCTTACAAGTATTATATTAATAACAAAGATAAAGTACGATTAAAGATATTTTACATAGCATTAGAGGAATCAAAAGAGGAAATGATGCTAGGGCTAATTTCAAATTATTTATTAGAACATTACGACATTACAATTTCCATATTAGATTTACAATCTTATAATCAAGGAACAGTAACAAATGATTTAATTGAAAAAATTGAAGAAGCTAGTGATTATTTCACAGAGCTAGTTAAAATACTAGAGGTCGTAGATTATATCTTTCACCCTACTGGTATATATAAGTATATTGAAAATTATGCTTTAAATAACGGTAGAATAATCTACAGGAAGATTAAGAAAGAGGACTCTAACGGTGTTGAAATAGAGTTAAAAATACCACACCATTACGAAGCTAATGACAAGGACGAGTATGTACTTGTTTTAGTAGATCACGTAAGCTTAATGGAGCCTGAGAAGGGGAATACCCTTCACCAAACATTAAGCCAATGGTCATTCCGGTATGCAAGGAAGAAGTTAACTAAGTTTTTTAATTATACTGTAGTTAACATTCAGCAGCAGTCCGCGGAGTCTGAAGCTCAACAATTTGATATGAAAGGCGGGAATATAGTTTCAAAACTACTACCAAGCTTAGCTAATTTAGCTAACAACAAGGAAACTCAACGTGACGCTCATCTCATCTTAGGATTATTTTCACCGTATCGTTTTAAAATACAAGAATACGAGGGATATAATATTGTTGATTTTGAAGATAATTTTAGGTCGTTAATAGTATTAAAGAATAGGATGGGTGCTAGTATAGCAACTAACTTATTTTTTAATGGTAAAAGCAACTTCTTCAAAGAACTCCCAAAAGTTACAGACATGGCAAAAATGAATGCCGTGAATAATCTGCTAAAAAACATCAGAAAAAATAACAATTAATGAGTAGAAGTATACTTATACTTGGGGAATCAGGAGCTGGAAAAAGCTCCTCTATGAAAAATTTAGACCCAAAAGAAACCTTTATTATTCAAGTAGAAGAAAAAGACCTCCCTTTTAGAAGCAGTGGTTATAGTCTTGGAGAAAAAGGTAAACCGCCAGAAAAGGCAAACATTGTACAAACAGACAACTTTACTACCATATATAAAACTATGGAGTATGTGTCTGAGAATAGACCTGAAATTAAAACTTTAATTATTGATGATTTTCAATATTTAATGGCAAATCAATTCATGAGAACTATATCAGATAAAGGGTTCGATAAATTTAATAACATAGCTCTTATAACTTGGAAAACTGCAAAGTTAGCTAAGGCCTTAAGAAGTGACTTAACAGTGTTTATGTTATCTCATGTACAAGAAGAGGAATCTTCAACTGGAGGCTCTATAATAAGAGCTAAAACATTAGGTAAATTAATAGACAGAGTAATTACTCTTGAGGGTATGTTTACAACTGTATTATTAGCAAGGCCTAAACAAACAAAAGACGGAATTAAATTTAGATTTATAACGCAAAACGACGGAACAACTACCGTTAAATCACCGATTGATATGTTTGATGCAAATGTAAATGGTGGAGATATTGATAATGACCTACAACTGGTCAAAGATACATTTAGTGAATATTATATATAAAATAAAGTATGGCAATAAATTTAAACGAAAAAGAGTATAGCTCTAAAGAAGTAATTATTTTTAACGAAGGCAAAGCAGGCGTTGTGTGTGGAGTAAAGATGAGTATTGAGAAAAAAAGTGAAGAAGCAGGTAGTAATTTCCCTGATTATAAAGTTATCTTCTCAGATAATAACGGTGGTTCTGTAGATAGAGGTTTTTATTATCCAGACCCTTCAAAGCCAGTTGGTATTGTTTTAGGAAAAGCAATTAAACATATCTTTCATACATGTTGGGGTGAAAAAAAAGACCTCCCAATATTTGAAGATGGAAAAGACATGATTGATAAAGCAATGAACTTATTAAGAAACACAATTAAACTTGGCTTGCCAGTTAATGTTGTTGTTGATTATGGTTCAGGAGAGGACGCTGAGTATCAAAAAGGGTTCTTACAAGTTAAGACTTTCCCTGGGTTCTTTGAAATAGACGTGCCAGCAAACCAAACTAAGCTTAGGATGGATAGAAATGCATTTTTAGTTCGTAAAGAACCTGATTCAGATATTACATTCGGGGCAAGCGGAACCGCTGACAACAGTGATGATTCGTCTAACACTCCAGTCTGGTAAAATAATGGCAAGATGTTAGATATAAATGAGATTGGAGTTAATAAAATAAGTAAAGATTATATATTATCAAAAATTTCACATAATGACATCTTTACCCAATTTTTTAAAACAGACATAACTATTGGAAAGAGGATTAGTTCCCCTTTACATACTGATAAGAACCCATCGTTTGTTATTTATACAAGAAAAAATAATGACTTGTTTTTCATTGATTTTTCAACTGGAAAGCGAGGAGATGCGTTCTCTTTGGTTGAAGAACTTTATGGGTGTGACTTTAGAGAAGCTTTAAAAATAATATTAAATGAATTCGGGTTAGAATCATTTAATGGATATTCTAAAGCTCCATTAATAAAAGTAAATATAACTGATAATAAAGTTAGAAATACTAAGTTGCAAATATCTAGGAGAAGGGCAAAAAGTTATGATATATCATTCTGGAAAAGATTTGGCATAAGCAGGAAAACTCTAAATAAATTTAGGGTTTTCCCAATTAGTCATTTCTTTTTAAATGATGTTATAATGACAGCAAATAAATTATCATATGCTTTTATAGAAAAGATCGATGATGATTATTATTTTAAAATATACCAGCCACTTAGTAAAAAAGCAAAGTGGATATCTTCAATGCCGGCAAAGGTATTGTTTGGTTATACACAATTACCTCCAACTGGAGAAGTATTAATAATAACAAAAGCTTTGAAAGAAGTAATGAGTATTTATGAAACATTAGGAATTCCAGCTATAGCTGTTCAATCTGAAAGCGTAGTTATGAAAGAGACCGTCCTAAAGGCCCTTAAGAAGCGTTTTAAGCGAGTTATTAGCTTATTTGATAATGACCCTCAGGGGAAGAAAATAGCGCTTAAATACGAAGAATTAGGAGTTCCTAAGATACTCATAAAAGATCATAAAAATTATACAGACAAAATAGATGAAGACTCACTTGAGTCCGCAAAAAAAGAATTAAAAACATTAATAAATGGAAGAATTAATTAAAAGAACCCAGAGTTTTAATACCAGCAGTAAAGAAATTGAAAGTCATGGGTGTTTAGAAAAAGTCTGGCAAAGAGACATTAGAAAATGGACTATGTTTGTCCCAGCTAGTACAAAAGAAGAATATTTATTATTAACCAAATTAAATAGATTAATAAGAAATGTATTTGTTGGGTCAAAGGTTACGATGCTTTTAAAAAAAAGCTTTGTTTACACGCCCCCTCTAGAAAGTACTTCTTCTCAAAAGCAAAAAAGGATATTAAATTCTTTAAATGTATATTTAAATCAGAGTAAGCCATCATTAATAAAAGTTGAAAAGATTAACGATTCATTACCAAGGCTATTCGGAGAATATAGAACTGTATACGAATGGGGGAGGTTCGGGCTTTCAGGCATGCTACGGGCTGAAAAATTAACTTATTTTAATAATCTTAAAAAAATAACTGTAAGTGGAAGATTTATAAAAATCGAAGGGATTAGCGGGAAGCAAGTGTCTTCTATAATTCAATTATACAGACACATTAGCTCTTATTTTACAATTAAAGATGACCAAACAAAATTACTTATTGATTTATTAACTAAGGTTAATGACCCTTCTGTTAATAAATATGAAGCTTTTATGGATTATGTAACAAGTGACAAGTATCGTAGAATTCATCCATACTGGAGAGAAGGGAATTCCTTTAATGAAACCCCCATTGAAACAGGTCATCTTTTGGCCCCAATTAATCGAGAAGAGTTAAAAAAATTCTTTTTATTGTTTCAAGATAGATATTCAAATGATGAGGAGGATGAGGTAAATGAAGATGATTTAATTCATGGGCCATTTATATTTACGGACGATAACAACCATCTTAAACAAAAGTTTTCAGCTATAAACTTTAAAATACAAAATTAAAAAAACATGACAAAAATATGCGTATATGGGTCCTTATTAAGCGACCTAGGCAATCACGGAGTTCTTCGTGATAGCAAGTTAATTAAAAAAGAAACTATCCAGGCCCCATATTTTATGGTTAGTCTTGGAGGGTTCCCTGGGTTAATCCCAGACAGACAAAAAACAAATCATAAAATTGTTGTTGAAATATATTCAGTAACTAACGATATTTATAAGTCAGTAGAAAGATTAGAGGGATTCCCTCATTTCTACCAAAAAGCAACTGTTTCTACAACAGAGGGACAGTTAGAAATATATGTCCTTGAAAAAGAACGACTAACTCAAAATGTTGCAATTGATTTAATTGACGGAGCTTTCAATTGGAAAGGTCATCTAGAAAAACGAAATGATAGATAAAAGTAAATTAACTATAGGAAGCGACCCAGAATTTTTCTGTGAGGTCGATGGGGAAATAGTTTCTTCAATAGGTATTATCCCTGGGGATAAATATTCAATTGTAAAAGTTGAAGAGTTCTTTGTGTTTAAAGATAATGTTTTAGTTGAAGGAAATATTCCACCAGCTAAATCGAAAGAAGAGTTTGTAGGTTATATGAAAGGACTTAAAAAAGTCATAAAAACATACTTTGATGTAACTACAATAAGTAAAAATTCTCATGCATTCACAAAGGCTCAATTACGAGACAGTGAAGCTAACATCTTTGGATGTGAGGCTTATAGTTGTGCATGGGATGCGAAGGGGATTGAGATTCATGCTGCTGACTTATCAAAATATATGTCGCGTACTGCGGGATTTCATATTCATATTGGATACACGCTAACTTCTGACGCTATCGCAAAGAAAGATATGAATTTAGCATTGGCTAGAGCGTTTGATTACTTTTGTGTAATACCGGCTCGAGAAAAGGCCCCAGACTCATTTAGAGATGAGAATTACGGAGCTTTAGGCTCGTATCGTGATAAGCCTTACGGATTAGAAGTTCGTGGCTTAGGAGCGTTCTTTTCACAAGATGAGTATTTAGAATGGGTTTACGATAGAACTATTGATTCAATAGACTATTGTTCAATCCAAGAGAATGTTAACAAATTATTAAGTTTGGAGTCAGAACCAGCATTTACTGGACCTGAATACCAGCAATTAGGTATTGATTATAATAAAATTAAATTAAATTAAAAAACATGGTATATTTATTATTAGCGTTAATAGCGCACATATATTTTTACAAACCATCGAACACCTTAGCTTGCGGGCTATTTGGGTGGTCGGGGGCAAATAGCGAGAACCTAGATAGACAAGCTATAACAATATTAGGGCTGTTTAATCAGTCAAGGGGAGATGATGCGATAGGGCTAATGACAAATACAGACGCTATAAAGTCTTCTGACAAAGGAAAGTTTTCAGATTTTATATCTTCCAGTTTTGAATATGAAGAGATAATCAAAGATAATACTTTTGTATTACTAGGCCATACTAGGAACGCTTCTCCTGGAACATCTCGTACTGAAGAAACTGCTCAGCCGTGCGTGATGGAAGTTGACGAGGATAATAGCATTGAAAATCTTAATTGTTATGGGTTAATTCATAATGGAAATATTAAGAGCGCAGCCTCTAGGCTAGAAGAATTAGGCATGAGCCCTTCAAAATTAAGTGATAGCTATGATTTTCACAGCGTCTTAATGGACGAAAGAACTAATGTAATTGAGGAATTATCTAATTATACAGGAAAAGCTGCATTAGCTTGGACTGATGATAAATCCCCTGGTATATTATATTTGTTTAAAGGAAGTTCTAAGATGGTTAAAAAATCAACCATAGACACCGAAGAACGCCCATTGTTTTACACAATAGATTCAACTGAATCATTATATTTCTCATCAACTAAAGAGAGCTTAATCGCTGCTTTAAAGGGTGATGTAGGGGATATAATAGAATTAGAAGCAAATGTATTATATACCATTGAAAAAGGAGCTATAATTAATATGGCCACAATTGACCGCTCTAATTCAGCACAGACAGAGCCTACGATTTATAGTGGAACAACAAGGAATTCTGCATATGGATATTATGGCAGGAATCAGCACTATGATGAAGATGATTATTATGGAGCTTGGGATAATCACAATACTACTGCGTTTAATCCGGGAGGTAAAGTGTACCCGCTAAAGCTAAAAGAGATAAGCACAAAAAAAGAAGGGGGAAAAGTAGCTGTCGAAGATAATCGATATGTTAACAATAAAGGAGTTAGACTTAATGGATTCTCTATAATAAAAAGAGACGGTTCATTAATAAATAAAAACTCTACTGTAAGTCCTATGGATGATGTTTACTTAGCATTTTTTATAGATGGCAGCTTAATTAAGCCTGAGAAAGTGTCTGAAGTTATATCTCTATTTGGCGGAAATATCAAGAAAAAAACGGTTGTAGCGAGCAATCTTGAAATGTCTAATTTATTAGGAGGAAAAACAGGGACTCCCTTTATAGGAGCGGATGTCTCTAATGATAAAGTTTATATAGCTAGAGTTGGGCCTAAAAGCGAATGGGCATCTGGGACTTATAATTTTCCATTTGTTAATTTATCAGTTAGATATTCTAACGGGGAACTTAAAGCTGTGATTAAATTGCATAATCAAGACAATGTATCTCCTTATGAAACACATGCTATAAAATTAACTCTTTTGAATATCTATACTGCCAAGAATCTTGTACCAAGCCCTAATACTAGAGCTAAGTTAAGTGAAATTGTGAATCAATTTTATGGAAAGTATTCTAAGAATTTAGTAAAGTTCCCTAATATAACACAAACAACGTTAGCTTTATCAACAACTAAAGAGGAGGACGATGATAAGAAAGAAGCAGATATTGTTGAAAAGAATATGGTGCTTTTAGAAAAGGGAATCGCAATTGACGATAGAATAAAAACTGCTAGCGAAACATTAGATGAAGCAACGGATGATTTATCTTCTGGTATTGATGATATAATAACTATATCTAAAGAAGCAGCTAAGAACGACTTTGAGCTTGTAAACCCTGAGCTGGAAGGAAGATATATTGAAGCCAATAGATTAATCAATGGTTTAGAAGCTATTAAAAATAAAATATTTAAATTAATAAAATAATGAAGGTAAAAATATCAACAACTGGCAAAACGACAGAGAGTATTGACGCTAAAGATTTAGATAGCTCTTTTGTTAATGGAATTATTTCAGAAAATGGGGCCCCTGTATTTTGTTATATAAAAAAGTCTTTGTTTGAAATGAAGCCTAATAAATCTCGTAAAAGAGATGTTCCTCCATCAATTTATGGAGAAAATAATACTGGGACACCAATATCAATAAAAGCTTTAGAGGAGCTATCAACTCCTTCTGCAGATGGGATGTACTATGAAAACTCTTATTTATGTAAGTTATACGGAATAGATAGTTCTATGTTTAAGAAGCTTTCTTTTATAGAGAGGGCAATATTAATTAAAGAGAAATATTCTGAATTTAAAAATGGGAGAGCGTTTGTTAAATATGGAGGAGACTTATTAGCCACGTCATTTCTTAAAACATCGGGCCTTAAATATAACATTTCTAAATATCAATCTTTCAAAGATAACAATTTTAAAGTGGATATTAAAACTGATAACTTTACTAAGGATTTAGCCTTGAGTTTAGACGGAATAACGTTTGGGGTTGAGATAGAGACGAAACAAGGATTAGTGCCATTACATCTTCTAGAAAGATGTAACTTTTATCCACTAAGAGACGGGTCAATACAAGGAATAGAATACACATCTAAAGTGTTATCGGGAGAGAACGGCTTAAACAGCATTAAGAAGTTTATAGAATATAAAGAACTCTTGGCCGTCTCTTCAAACGAATCATTTCATGTGCATGTAAAAAATTCTAAATACCCACCTACGAAAGAAAAGGCTTATAATTTTTACAATTACTTATTGGGGATAGAGGAAGAAATATATTCAATGTTTCCTCCAGCAATGAAGAATACTGGAATATTTAAATTATCAGGTAAAGATTATACGCAACCATTAAAAAGAGGATTGGGTAGTTTTAATTCGCTATACGAATGGTATGGAGGAGAATACTTTGAAGGTTTTGGTGACAACACAATGTCTCATCCAGGAGATCCTTCAGGAGACCATAAGTGGAATATAAACGTGCGTTACAAATGGGCAAATGTAATCCCATTATTGTTTCAAAAACAAAACACAGTTGAGTTTAGAATACACCCTCCAACACTTGATTATCAAAAGATCGTAGCTTGGATTGGTGTAGTATCAGCAATAGTAAGTTTTGGGTTTAGCGATAAGCTTAAAAAAGACTCTTCTTTAGAGGATGCTATAGATTTCTTTTTCACAAATAAGAAAATGAATGATTTCATAAAGCATTATATAGAAGGAAGAACATCTTATTATAGCAAATCAAACAAAACATTCAAAGGCTCAGATTTAACTGGGGAAAAAGGGACTTTAACTAAGAGAAAGATATTAGCCAAGGCTATTGGCAATACTGAGTTAAAAACAGACAACCTATCTTTATTTATTAAAAAAACTAAAACCTCGTAATGATAACAAATACAATAGAATACATAAACACCTCAAGAACAACTAAAGTAACAAACTTAGCTGTTCGAGGGTGTTTAGAGGGCGTATGGCACTCTAATAAAAAAGAATTTAAGCTTATAATACCAACTCATAATACTAAAGCTTTAGAGGCTGTAAAAAAAGTTACTGCTTTTATAGAAGATGTTTTTATTGGAAGTAAAATTATACTTCGTAAAAAGGACTTCTTAATATATAAACATAAAAAAGACGACTTTAAATCTG